ATAGGTCTACACCGCCATCAGTCATAACGTTGACAGTGGGCAAGTCAATGTCTAGCAGACGAGCTACAGCTATTTCCGCTTTGTAGCCTAAAATATTGGCTTCGACTCTGCTTTGCTTTTCATTTTCCAAGCGTGGCTTAAATCCCATGAGCTTTTCGCATAGAGCAACTGTATCTGCACCCATACACTCAGCAGTCAATAAGTCTTTTCGACTAAGTTTGAATTTCATCGCGTTACCCTCTCGCCCTCAAAGGTCACATATTGCCCGTACTTCTCTAGGCATGACTGCCTGAAGCGTTCGCTCTTCATGAAGTCGTGCGTCAGGTCGTCCAGTTGAGTCCACTGCTTCATCGGCTTCCTGCCTGTCGTTTCCTGCTCGTGCTGTGCGAATGGACTGCCGCCTTTCTGATTCGCCCTAGCTAACCATGAGTTGACGAAGCGAGGCATCCCCCGCTCTGTCTTGCGTTTAGGCTCATTAGAGTCAAGCCATACGGTCATCACGTTTAGCTCTGCAAATACATCGACCTCAGGGAAAGCATGTTGCCAGCTTAGTATTTGCTCATCTGTTGGTTGCCAATCAGTGCCTGCTTTCGTTTTCATCGAAATCGTCCTCGTCTTCGTCAAACTCGCTGATGATGCAAAATTCGTTGCCTAACAGGTCATTAAATTCGGATAGAAGCGATTGCTGTGATTCGCTGACAAGGCTTAAAAACAAAAGCCGCGTGGCTTCTTTCGCAAAACCCTCTGCCTCTTCTGAGCCTGCTTCCAGAAAACCGTTGTTAGCGAAAAAGCTAACCTTGCGGTCGAGCCTTGGGCCTACGTCGTAAACCTTGCATCGGAACCCTAGCTTCATGTCGTGTGCCAATATTTTTTCTTCCATTACTTTTCTCCTTTTTTTAGACAATAGGAATCATTAGAGGCGGTTGTTGCCCTATACAAGTATCCTAGCTAGTCCATCATTCATACAGTATCAGTGCAGATAATTAACGGCTCTGCCAAACCGCGCCCTTACTACATGGCAACATAACCACTGTTTGTCCCCGCCTCTAAAGGTCGTAGGAATAATTCGGCTTTCTTGAGCGACTGCACCTGAGACAGCACTATTTAACTAGGCTCGACTAGGCATACAGGGACGTATTGAGACGTAATAGGACAGGTAAGGATATACAGACAGCTAGATTGCTGTATAATTTTCCTATCCTAGATGTATGCAACTTCAAGGATGCCACATGCGCTAACCCTTCCGCAAGTGGTCTAGCCCCGTTCCTCACGGGGCTTTTTTTTGCCTATTTAATCCTCCATACGCGATGGCCGTCACCAACCCAGCGACTCACAGTTTCATAGTTCATATCTAACAAAACCCTAGACAGTGCGCGAAACGAGCGATTATCTTTGTCGCCAGAGAAAAACACGCTGTCGCCAACTTCCATCTGTTGAGCAAGTTTTTGCCACTTGCCCAAGCTACGCGTGTTGCCTTTTCCTCTGCCGTCAGGCGGGATTTCGACACCCTTCTCAATCTCCATGCTTACCTCCCTAACTTCTCGAACTCATCGAGAGACATATTCAACCGACTAGCCAACTGCACTACACGACTGAACTTCATGTCGTCTTTGTGCCGCCATCGGCATACCTGTACAGGCGTTACACCGAACTCCCTTGCCAGTTCGTCATTGCTAACACCTGCGAGCGCCTGCGCTTTCTTCAGCGCCTTGCCTACATCAGAAGGGCAGGTCATCTTCAAACTCCACGCTCGGTGCCACTGCCTGACGTGCCTGTTGCATGCCCTTGTTATGCACCTCATCCTTTGCCGTCGTGCTGAGTGACATAAACGTGTTGCCGTTCTTGTCCTTCTTCAGCCACGCTGACAGCCAGAATTCCGCACCACTACCATCGGTATAGCTACCCTTATAGTCGGGGTGGGTTTCCTTTTCCTTGCGATCGTTCTTAAACAGGACGCCTCGGTTGCTGTTGTCATACTCCATTAGCTAACTCCTTTCTTGCTTGGTTAAATGCGTCGTTACCCTTGCAGGCCGCCCGCTCCTCGGTTGTAAAAATGCCGCCCTTAGTCGGCGCTCTAAACAATGTCGCCATCGTCTCGTGGTCAATGTCACCCCAAATGCCCGCTAGTGACTGCCAGTCCTCATTGGCGATAGCTTCCTTGGCATACATCACCCAATCAAAGTTGGCTCGAACCGTAGCCATGAACTCTAGGAACTCGCCGTCGTTCTGCTGGCTGATAGCGTTTGCCACCTCGTCGGCTGATGCTATCTCCGTACCCATTAAATCACGGTGCAGGAAGGCCACAGCGCGGCCACAGGCGCTCGTCTCACATATCTCAAGTGATGATGTGCCATGTAGCCTAGACGCGTCCCTGCGCTCCTCTGCCCATCCTGTGGACACTAGGCGGTTGTCGGTGTCATACACCTTGGAAACCATAACCACGCGCTCATCATCTGCCGATACAAGCTCAGTGATTAGGGTGTGATTCGGGTACTTGTCACGGAAGTCGGCCACACGCTTTGCGACCGTTTTGTATTCCTTGCCGTGAATTTTAACTACACCGTCAGACATTACTGACCTCCTCTGTTTTCGTACTCATAGCAGTCAGCGTAGCCAGCGTTGTACGCCTCTGACTGTCCCTTCTTGTGCTGGATGCCTTCCTCCCAGTCAGTCCAGCCACGGATGAAGTCCTGCTCGGCAAGCTCTAGGAAGTCAGCTAATCGCGCATCCATGTGCGCCTCTTGTGTAGGCTTTGGCTTCATTGCCGTCAAATCACTTAACTGACCTACCAAAGAATCAAGCTCCTCAATTAGCTCTGACTTAATTAGCTTTGGCGGTACAAATTCATTACTCGACATAGGTAAACCCCTCTAGTTCTGAGCAGACTTGCTCTGCGTTAATGATGTTGTGGTCATGCCACTTACAGGAATGCACACAGACGCCGACCTCTTCGACCCACTCTGTGCGACCTTCGTACTCAATCGAGTAACGGCCACCTACAGGATGGTAGTAATCGTCGATTGATTTACGGTCAACAAGCAATGTGACTACCTGAGTTTCTTCGTCGTAGTGGTCAGCAACTGCGGTGCGCTCGATGCCCTCTAGCTCATCAACGAACTCATCCCAGTCATTAACCTGCTTGCTTATTTTTATAGCAATTTGCATTGGCTTTCTCCCTTCAAAGTTCCACATGGAACATCACTATTATGCACCATTCAAGGCAACGCGCAACCCCGTTATGATAAATAATTTGCTTTTATTGTTAAAGTAATGCAGGCTGTGCGTGTCAGCTTAGAGGAGGTATGACATGAGGCATTTCAAAGAAAGGGACAGGGTTGTTAAGTTTGACACCCGCAGGGTGCGCATTTGGGACAGGGTTGCCCGCAGTGCGTTGGTCAACTGTTCGGACGATGACTGGCAACAGGTCATCAGCATGGCACAGCATGTCGGCGTCTTGCCGTATCAGCTATACATGCGTGACCTCGTAGCGTTCAACGAGAGGGCCAGTCAGTTTGACGGTAGTGTTAGCGAGTTTCTAAAGGCTCAACCGTAAGTCCACATCACAGGCGTAGTTGCCCGCATATCAATGTGTACGAATGTACGCGCTACGCCTATCCCACCAAAGCCCATTTTAAGCGCCTCGTGTACTAGGTTCATACGCTGAAACCCATTTGACACAGCGATGTCTGCGGCGATGCCCTGTGTATGGGTGCCGCCTTTCTCTTTGCTTCGCTCTGCCGTGTGCTGTTTGGATCGGTAGCCAGACGTAACCACCATGGGGAAGCCTACTCTTTCCCGCAATTCATCGAGCATGTGAATGAACTCTTCTTTCATGTCATTCTCGCCTGTCTCACGACAGCGAAACTCGGAGATATCGAAGTGCTTATACATCAGCTTTTCCATTTAGTAAGGCCACGAATGCCGACGCTTGACGCGACAAGTGCCGCCAAGAGCGCTCGGTAGTAGTCTGGCATGGTTTCCAGCACCGCGAAACCGTCACGAACATAAGGGACGAGAGGTGGTATAAAGCACATAATAAGAGGAATGCTGAAGAGCAGACTAAAAAACTCATCGCGCCAGCTACTAGCTGAATTGCTTGCGTGGATATTTTCCCAGTTCGCGTCTTGCTTAATCGCCTCCAGCTTGCGCTGATGTACTGCGCGCTTCTCTTCAGACTTCCTTTCAAAGTGACCCCCTACCAGTTCAACCACTGGGCCGATTAGTGACTGCCACATGGTTAGTCCTTGATGAGTACTAGGTCGAAGTTAGCTGTTACCCGTGCGTCGTTTCCGCTTACTTGATTTATGCGTATGTCGATGTCGGTTTTTTCAGGCACTGTTAGCGGCGCTGTAAAGTCGTAACGGTAGTGACCATCTGATTCTGCGACGTGCGCAATGCGAAACGGCTTGCCTACCAGTCGGTGGTACATGAGCATCTGACAGGTCTTTGTGCCGTCGATGGTTGCATCAAGGGCCACCAGATAGCCTGTATAGCCCGCTGGGACGGTGTAGACTGCCATAAGGGTTTGTGCATACCCTGCGTCTATCTGCGCCACAATCGTCCCTGAGGCGCTTGTAACACGTGCTGTGATATCACCCACATTCTCTGCGTCGTAAGTCATGCGGAATACGCGCAGAAATTGGTTAGTCGTGGTGACTGCCGTTAAGCCTGTTAGCGTGACCGTCTCGCTGATTTCATCGTAGTTAGCGTCAAGCCCTTCAAGAGTTAGGGTAGTCGTGTCACTTGCACTGGTAGACAGGCAGTAAATAGTTTGGGCGCTAGAAAGTGACGCCCAAGGGTAAACGCCGCCAGCAGTCCATACACTTTCAGGGTCAGTCGCTTGGTCGATGTCAAAGTTAGCGCCGAACTTATGCACTATCTTCGAGTTGCTAATCGAACCACGGGCAACGTCAAGGTAGACGTTAGGGGTAGGGTGATCGGTGTGAAATTGATACATTAGACTCGGAACCCATAAGCAATAAGCCCAATGATTGAGCTAATTAAAATCCACACAAAACGCTCGGCTATTTTGACTGATTGCGAGTTGTAGCCGACGATGCTTTTGACGTTATCTAAGTCGCCTTCGTATTCGTCAAGTCGATACTCAAGGCGGTCAACCCTAGCACTTCCAGCCACTAGCTTTTCATCGACGCGAGCAATCATGGTCATTGCCTCGGCCAACTTATCTAGCTTGGTTTCAATTCGATTTAGACGTACCGCCTGATCGTCCATAGATACTCGCCCCCATGAGCAGTAAAAAAGTAAAGACTATGGGGGGGTATTATATCACTCGTCTGGCTCTTGCTCTAAGGACTCTGTGAGCATGTTGACGAATGCGTCTCTGCCTACGTTCAACTGGTCGAGATTGAACCTCATGCTCGCCATTTTGCGGTCGAGGTCGTTGATGTGATTGACCATAGCTTGTTGCTGTTCGGTCATATCTTGGAGCATGTACTCCTTGTCGTTCACTGTGATGGGGGTCTGTTCATTTTTTCCCATGTCAGCTTTCTCCTGTGGTTGGTTAGTGTTTTGCCTTCCCTATGTTAATAGCAAGGATGTCGATGAACTTATACAGCTTTGCCATCCATGCGTCATCTTGAGGTGTAGGCGTTACTGCCGCGATAATCGAGCAGACTGTGACGACCATAGGGGCAATTGCCGCTAGGTCAGATAGGATTTTCAAGATGTCCATGGTACACCTGTCTCAGTTGTTGGCGCTTTCTGCTCTTCAATTTTTGCAGTCAATGACGCC